CTACAGTTAAAAGTGCCTAACTGACCATTAATGTGAACGACATTACCTATTTTTACATAACTTAAAAGGTTTTCACCAGAGGCTATGGTTGGAGTGCCTGAGGTGGCAGAAGTAGTAGTATTATGTACCCCCTCTTCATAATCGTCCAACTTATTAGCCGTCGCAGTACCGCCGAGGTATATCCCACCATTAGGTGTTATAGAGGAACGAGTTTGTATTGAACCACTTGAGCCTGTGATTTTAAAATCGTATGTATTATTAGCAAGAGCATTATATCCCGATATATAAATACCATCTGTTCCCGCACCACGACCACTTACTCCAATTTCACTTGACGAGTTTCCTTCATCTCGAAGAATAATTATAGGGTTATTGACATCTTCAACTTTTAAAGCACCATTTTTAATATGTAGTTTTTCGTTAGGCGAACTCGTCCCAATACCAACATTGCCTAACGAGTTTATCCTCATTCTCTCCCCAAACGTATGAGAAGCTGTGGTGCTGAAGATCAGTTCAGAAGAAATATCCCCTGTTTTTATAGCATGTATTTGTGCCTTTTTGGAATCCCCGTTTGAGTTTTTAATTCCAAAAGTCAAGTAAGCATCATCACGAGCATTGCCGTTGTGTGTACCTGTGATTGTTAATTCACCTGAAGAAGAAACTCTTAAATGTTCCTTTGAACTTTCATCTTTGATTGTCTCAAAGATCATCGCGCCATCAACGGTTGATGCGGTTGTAGTCCAATTTTGTTCTTTGATCGCCTTGATAGATGCCGCCGGAAAATTGACATCACTGCCATCCCTGTTGAGCGACCAAATCGCGCTTACAGATGAACCCGCAACTTGACCCCTGTTGCGAATGCGCAAACCATAAATGTTTCCACTTGAACTAGATTCAATGTCAAGGTTTACACTGTCTTGTGACGACCTACCAATACCAACGTTGCCTGACGAGTCTATGGTCATAGCAATCCCAGCAGTAGTTGCAAAATTTAAAGCGTTATTTGCATGTCGATAAGAAATATAACCTGCATACGTTCCTGTACCAGTTCCAGTAGCATCACTAAAATAAATATTACCTTCGTTGGAAGTACCACTTCTAATAGTTATACCAGCATTAGCAGTATCAGCTATGGTTAAATTATCAGCATAAGCTGGGTAGCCCATAGAACTCGTACCAATACCAACTCTGCCTGATCCATCAAAACGCATACGTTCTGTATTTGCAGTGTGTATAGTTAGATTATCACCATCATGCTGATATATGATTCTACCAGCTCTTTTAGTATTATTATTAGTTGTTCCATCTGCAAAGTGAATCATTGCATATGGTGCAGCTCCAGCACTTCTGATAGTCATACCAGTGTTGCCAGAAGATGCTAGTAGAAGATTTTGTGCATTAGAGTCGTATGAAGAATTATTACTTGCTCCGATACCAACACGGCCTGATGAATCTATGCGCATGGCTTCTGTATTGTTTGTGAGAAATGTTAAAGGGTTATTTGTGTTATTTGTAAGGGAGGCAGTTGTACCATCACTGTAAAAATTAGCTACTCTTGAACCATTTTTAGCTAATTCAAGTATAACAGAAGATGTAGAATTTATAGTTACTGCATTGCCTACATTACTTATATTAGGCGAACTAGTACCAATACCAACATTGCCTGATGAGTCGATGCGCATGGCTTCACTCAAGGAACCGCCGGACATAGTTTCAAAAGTTAATGCGCTTGCATTAGTCGCCGTGTTTTCCATTGTAACAGCGGCTTCAACATAGTCATTACTCCACTTAACTATTGGCCCAGAACCTACGCCATCATTTCCAGAGTCAAAGTTAGCGACTACACCCTGTGTTGTAGTAGAAAAATTACCCTCAACGTGCAAAAGATTACTAGGCGAACTCGTACCAATACCAACTCGGCCTGATGAGTCTATGCGCATACGTTCTGACGCACCTGTGTATAGTCTAATTTGACTTGCACTTCCACTACCTGCTCTTAGCTGAAGTAATCCTGCATTACCATTTTCGTTACCTGCAAGATGAATACTTGCGCCTCGTGAATCAGTAGCCGCTCCTCCTCCTCCAATCACTAGTTGCTGGTTATCCGCTCCGTCCGAAGTTTTTGGTAGGAGACTTGTCGCATGAGCTGTACCTGATAGGTAGAGGTCTTTGAAGCGACCAGCAGATGAGCTAAAACCTAAATCTACTGCGTTATCTGTCTGTGGGTAAACAGTTGTTGTACTCACATTAAATACGTTTGAGCCGTTTGCTCCAATTTGTAAATTTTGGTTTGCCCCTATTATAGACAATTTAGCACCTGCGGCTACCCCAATACTACCTACAATTGCGCCGTCTTTGGCAAAGTAAGAAATTGGTCCATCGCCTGTTTTCCTATTCCAATAGGTAGCGTATGTATTATCTACAGTGTTTTCTATCTGACCTGTTTGTTTATGGACACTGCCCGCTACAGAACCGCTTAAACTCGTCTTACCCACCAACAAGTTGCCTGATGAGTCTATGCGCATACGTTCTGTTTGACTTGTGCTAAATGTCAAGTTTCTGTTTGTAGCGTTGAACCCCCAATCAAGGTTGCCATTAGTTTCAATAGTTAAACCTTTGGAAATATTTCCGTTGCCAAACTCGGCAATAGTTTCTGCGCTTGTGCCTGTTGATACAACATCAAGTTTTGCACTAGGAGAACTCGTACCAATACCAACTCTGCCTTGATAATTAAGAGTTAATCCAACAGTGCCATTTCCTAAACCAGCGTGAGCTGAGCCGCCAGCACTATATTCAAATCTCAGTGGTGGGTTTGTTCCATCACTATTATCAATACCCATCATCCATTGACCAGTATTTTTATTGATTATTATACCGGCATCTGCCCCCGCATCACGGGTTACTTCTAGGTAATTACCCCCGCCATGCCCAGTGTATGAAGTGCCATTACCCACTGTTAGTTTATTATTAGGGGTGGCGTTTCCAACTCCTAATTTCTCAGCACTCGCATCCCAGAAGAACTTAGCAGTTGTGCCTGTGTCCTCGTAGAAGCTGATGTCGCCTGTAGAGCCGCCAATGCGAATAGCAGTTTGTGAACCATTATTAATAACAAAATCTAAATTAGACGTAGTGCCTTCAACAGCAATTTTAGCATTAGTATTATTAATCGCTGGGGAATATAAAACAAGGTTTCTACTGTTTGAGCCGCCTTCAGAAATAGTAATTTTACTTTGACCTGATGACCCATTATCCACAGTCAGCCCAGTAGTGCTAAGCGCACCTGTCATTGTACCGCCGGAAATCTCTAGCTTGTCGGTGTTTAAGTTGGTAAAATTCGCATCAACTTCAGTGTTAGTTAGGGGCGAACCCTTGCCCGATCTTGTTACTATTGTAGACATTATTCGCCCCTATAAACTATTAAGACGCTGATAACGTGATAGTCCAAGTAACGGACATCGTGTCATCTGCGGCTTTGTTAACTACTGAAAATACTGTGCGGCAGAGCATATCTCCGCTCGTCGCTGCGTTGAAGATACCGGCCTCAGTAACCGCTCCGGTCGCATCACCCGCTTCAAAAGAAGCTACATAAACAACTTTCTCGTTGTTTGACCCGGAAATGCTTGTCGAATCCAGAGCTTCTCGTGACCCTAAAAGCCCCACAAGATCGGTTTGCGACGCTGCCGCAGCAGTTGTCCCAGAACCAAGCGCCATATGTGACATAGCCCCTTTAGTGGTATCTTTCATTCGCGAGGCGATGTACGCCAAGCCTGCGCTTACAACGAGGTTTTTAACTTCTCGCTGGTCTTTTATGTTTCCGGCCTTGTCCTTTAGGACGATGTTAAGCTGACCGGAGAGCTTTAAATTTTCGTTAATCATAACGATCTCCTAGAACGTTCTGGAAGCCCCGACGAAGTCTTCCCCAAAATATGTGAAGTCAGAGTAATTCTGGCTCCGAAGAGACCCCGCGTCGGCAGTTGAGGTCAAATCTTGTAACAGTTTATTTAATGCAAAAGTGTCAGCGTCTCCTAATAGGGCGCTGTCTGAACGTGCCGAACTTGTCGACTTCGCTAGAACGTCACTTACAACAGGTATATCATATATATGTTTACTTGTAAGCACATTTTTATTGTCTGTTACACCAAAGGTGTTAGTCAAAACTTTAGATGTAAACCGAGCAACGCTATCGGTACTTGCTGCGCTGTCTGCAAAATCTCGGTTAAAACCAGTGACAATGTCGATCTCTTCGCCTACAGACGCTGCGTCGTTCGTAAACTTAAAGAACTGCATCTCTTGGTCGTCAAGAATACTTGCCGCTCCGTCAACGTCGTCTGTAAAGAAAACACTGTCGTTGAACGCACGACTGAAGTCTACCTGCCGCTCAAACGCATCAGATGCTGAACTACTGTCGCTGAAAGATTTAGCTAGTGTTGAAGCAAAAAGGTCGAAGGTAGCTAAAATTTCTGTCGGCGAGCCAACGATATAGTCTTCAAAGAAATATCCGTCAGCCACGTATTCTTGGTCGGTATCATCACCCACGATCTTCGCCATGTCACGTCGTAGTGTTTCAATCGCGCCGACGCTGTCGAATGGATTTTTACCAAACAAAAACGGTTCGAGCGTGTCGCCGACTGACAATTCTTCTACAGCTGGAGTTTTAGAAATACCTTTTATGGGTATGTCAGAGACCTGTAGAGGGTCAAAAACAGGACGAGCGAAGTCTTTTAGAACTTGTTCCAAGTCTACGATACTAACCACTTCGCCCAAAAGCTTTCCAAAGTCAGTAAAATGAGCTTCTGTCAGTGTAGCCACATCGGTACTGTTAAAAAACTTCTGAAAGTTAAACGTCAGTTCGTCAGAAGGTCTCGCGCCGTCTCGGATGTAATAAGTGTCAAAGTATTTCGCGAAATAAATAAAGTTGCCCTGTTGAGCATCCGCCAAAATACGGTTTATAGTTTGAATGTTAGCGCTTATTCTTTGCGTCTGAAAAAAACCCGCAGTGACACTTATCGAGGACTGCGTAGTGACCCTCAACTGTGTATAAACAGCTTTAATTGCTGCTATCTTTACTGCGGACTTTAACTTCATGCAAAGTCTTCCCGTATCTTAAACTTCAATTTATCAAACAACGTCTCTCTCAATCCGCTGGATCGAACAACTTCAATCTCTCCTTCATAAGCGCCCGCCTCTTGGTTCAAGTCGTTTGTTTCCCATTGCAGTATAGCCTCACCATTCGCAGCAGTATCGGGGTTGACGTAAAACGCACGAGAGAACAGAACTGAATCTTCGCCTGCGGCTCTAAAATGCAGCGTTACAGTAGCGCCCGCTAAGTCTACAGCATTTCCGCTGTCTTCCTCGGTAAGCGTAACTCTAATTTGTGGACCTGTGTCGCCTTGAACATATTTAAAAGAAGTTGCCATTATATCCCTCCACGAGCAGTTGCTCGGTCAAAGCCTACGCTGGCAATCCGCAGGTTAACGCGTCTTGTGTCACGACCTTTTGCTGCGTCCATGTGTTTGTAGAACTCGGTTTTGTAGTACATCGCTAATTCGGGGTTAGACCACTCTTTGCCCGGAATGACCGTTAGTCGCCAAATGGCACCGCACGCGATGGAACGCCCATGTGTTTCAAATATAAAATCTTCGACGCCTGTGGCTGACAAAGACGGTTTGAGTACACCTACACCTTCGAACGTGTATTTTCGATCAGGCGTTGGGAAAAACCGTATTTGGTTGTCTTGGTATATACTAAACGACGAGGGCGCAGAATTAGCCGCTGTGTTAGATACCTGAAAGTGTCGATCAGTAACTCTCTTTGCAGCGGCCCCATTAACGAACAAGGTCAATATATTTTCTAAAACCGCGCCTGTAGGAACGTCGATCTCATAGTCTGACGTGTTCTTACTGGTAAAATCTGACTCGATGTCAAACCTCCACAGTTCGCTTCGTGCAATGTACTCAGCGGCTGCTTCCTGCAAATGCGTTTGTATAACGATTTCCGGACAACCCGGAACATGGGGCTGCACGTAAGGAAAGAAATTGTCCCACGTTTTTACCATGCTAAGTCACCGTACTTGCCGGATTGGGCGTTACCGCAGCGTCAACCTGCGTCTTCGTGCCAATAGCAGCGTTAAAGGTTTGAAAAGACGAAGCAGCGCGTTGTTCGTTTGCGCCGTACTCTGCGTCTTTGGAATATGCTCGGTATAAAATCCAATCAGTGATCGGACTTAAATAGATGTCATCTAGTTTGATAACTTCAGTATTGTTACCATCAGGGTCTAAATCTGACTCCGATAAAGTGTGAGACCCCGGAGCATCCGCATAAATAACTTCTAACTCCGCTGTATTTGTAGCAGGGGGGTAGACGTAAAACTGTTTAGGGTGACGCGGGTCATACGTGTAGTGCTGAATATTTGTGGATTCAGTCTCTGAGTGCCAACTGGGTCGCTGGTCGTCCAGAACGCTACGAGCAACCACACGAACAACTTTCTTGTTAGAGCTGCTTAAAACGTTTCGGGTAATATCAAGAAGTCTAAGGGCGGAAGGAAAACCTCCGCTAGAAGCCGTAAGTTCCTGCTTCGTGCCAGCTGCGCAAGTAAACGTAGCACACACAGCGTTCGCGTCTGGTCGTAGTAAGACAATACTCAAATATGACTCATTAAGCCATTTTTGAAGTTCTACACGCGGCCAACGGATATTAGTATCCTGTAAGATCGCTTCGACGCGGGAAATAACGTCTGTTACTTTTATGGTAGCCATCACTAACCCCTTTATGGTTGTGGAAGGGGGATTGCGCCCCCTCCCGTTAGGTCAGTGATTAGCTGGCTGCGCCGACGATTGCGGTGCAGAGAGCTTCTGGTTTCACAACCTTGCGGCCATATACGGCAAGACCACGAACGATGTCGCCGAAGTCTGTTTGATTGCGTAATGGCTCAGTTTTGCTGATTTGCGAAGCAAACGAACAAGCTGTGCTTGTACCAGCTACCATCATACGACGTGCTTTAGCGTTAGACACTGAAGCGCCTGATGTTGTGGCTGATAGACCTGCAACAAGTGCTTTACCTGCTTGGCCTTTTGGCAACAAGTTAGACACATATACAGTGAAGCGGTCCAACATACCGATTTTGCCGGTACGGATTGTGCTTGACTGATCGCCTGTAAAGTAGGCTTGAGCAATGTCTGTTTGCATTAGCAACTGACGATCACGCGGTGAAATGATTAACCAACGGCCATCTTCCGGTACATTTTGCTCGTCAAGAGATGAAGACATCTGCAAGATTGCGTTCAGAATGTTCGCAGGAGTTGCTTGGTCAACTGGAGCTACGTCAGTACCTAAGTTGTAAGCACTTGAAATGTTACCAGCAGTAGCACCTTTGTTTTTAGCGTGTGCGCCTGTAGTTACAAACCAGTTAAAGAACGTATCGTTTTCAATGTTGATCTTTAGCTGTTTAGCAGCATCGTCAGTGAACATGTTCATTAAGTCCATGTCCGCTTGGTGTGCGAGTACATCGTTTACTTGAACACTGAAGTATTTACCTTGGTCGATCTGCATGTCTTGGTAGATCGGAGCAGGGACTTCAGAAGTCAGTGTAGTACCAGCGCCAGCATAATCGTTGATTGTGATTGATGGTGCAGTACGGATACGAATTGTATCGCCTTGGTTTTTGATCTCGCCTTCCCAATCAGT